GTGCTCGTTATGACCGCTGACAACGGCAGAAGCTTTGAAGTGGAGACAAATGTCAGCCCTTGGGATTTGAAGGCGGGGGATGACGTGTTCTATGCGACCAGCCATTGCGGATACGCAAGCATTCTGGCAATCGGGCGCACGGAAACGGTTACCGCGACATACGGGCAATACCTAGAGACGCCGATCATTGCATTCTTGGATCCGTTCATCGCATCGGAATGGAGGGTTGCCTGCGGCGTGTTTTCCCGCATCCTCAGAGAGGTCACGCCCGTGGGCACTGACTAGCGGTGCAATGTGAAGGGCAGGGAAGTACACCCGCGAAAGCGGGCCGTGTCACCCCGCCCCTTGCATTGCATCTCTAGAGAGAGTCTCGGGGATGTGAAAGGGGAAGAGATGAAATGGACACCCAGCACCGCAGGATATGACGGTGTGTCCTACCTAGGCACAAGGACGGAGGAATACGGCGGTTACGTCGTACGGACCCAGGTGCTAGAAAGCGGGGCCGAAATCTGGTTTGCCTATCAGTGGTCGGCCAGCAGTGAGACGCATTCTCACATCGGTGAGGCGGGATCCAAGGAGGAAGCTCAAGACCTCCTCCTTGGGACGTTGTTCCCCTGTGAGATCTTCTCGCACAAACAGATGGGTCACTGCACGGCGCCTGGATTCTTCGTGAGGCACCGATACGAGGAGCCGGAAACGCGAATCATCCTGTGTGAGCCGCATTCGCGATCCGTTGTTTTCTCCCGATGGGCAGGAGAGATTATCCGCAACTACTCGATCAGAGAGGGGATCAGTCACTCAGACACGTCAATTGTGGGCAGGCGGATTGTTGGACCGAGTCAGGGTGAGGCGAAGTGCTGAAAAGGCGTTGGGTCCTAGCAGCCAGCGAAGAGGATGCAATTAGGCTGGCATGGTCGGACATTGAGGCGGATTCCTACGGGGGTACTCGGGACGCATCTTCACTAGGCGTTGTCTGCTCCGCTCCTGAGGACATCTGGGGATTGTGGGCTTCCTGGGGAAAGCGTGCGGATGCCCAGCGGAAGCGGTACCCGCGTGCATACGCGGTGTCCTGGCGCTGGTATCGCCCTGAATGTGAGCCTGATCATCGACATCACACCATCTCGGGTGACGGGTACTGCCCGACGATCAAGGTAGACCGAAAGGTCGAAGAGATGGAGTTGTGGAATACACCCAGCGGATTCCCGCCCCAGCGGGATGACGTTTCATCCGCTGCCATAGGCGCCGGAATCAGGTGCGCGGTGTGCTTCTACGGGCATGGAGGCGAGCACGGTAACGGGCTGTGCAATGCCCATGAGCACGATGACTTCAACGAGTACACACAGCTCGTGTTCATGAGCTGTGGTTGCTGTGACGGACAGGTTCGAATCAGCGTGGCCCAGTGGCGGAGAGAGGACACGTTGCCCTGCCCTCACTGTTCGGATGGGGGCATAGACCTGGTCCATGCCAGGGCCCATGCAAATGATCCGATGGGGGACTAATGAGTGAAGAGAGCTGCGAACTTCCGGAACTGGACCCAGTACTCAGAACGGGGTTGAGTCCACGCAACATTGATGCTGCCCGTAAGGCACTTTCCCGAATCCATGAACTGGGCTGGGAGCCCCTCTCCCCCTACCCGGGGAGTGACACGCATTGGAAAGTGCGTTGCCTCCTGAACTGCCAAGGGGAAGGGGAGAACTGGGAAGGGGTCATGTTCTACAGCCACATGAGAAGAGCTCGTAGGCATAGGAACTGCTTGCCCAAGGATCTTCAAACGCGGGCGGTGCAGGCCTTGGCTAAGGCTCGTTCGTAGCTGGAGTTTGGGGCGCGGTGAGTCCAGAACTTCCCGTGTCCCTTGCTCGGACTACGAGAAGGGGAAGAGATGGTTGAGCACACGCATAAGGCCGTTGGTGTCATCGGGGAGCCGCTGTCACTGCGGGTAGAGGTGGAATGGGAGTGGTCCAGCGAGAAGGTTCGTATGGCCCTGTATGACTCGGACACTGGGAGTCAAGAGCTGATCTTCAGCGGACCCCTTAGAGGTACGGAGTGGTACCCAAGTCCCTCTGATGAGCAATTGAACGAGTCGGTTCACAGGGTCCTGCATCCCTTCAGTATCGACGGAGAAGGGTGGACGACCGACTCTGTCTCAACTGCTGCCCATTACTCCCTTGAGTGGGGTTGGAAGTGGATGACCGAGAAGTTCGCCAGAGGGGCTCTGTGAGCCCTCGGGACGGCTTACGGGAGATGCAGCACCAATGGATGGTCTGGCCCTACACACGGGGCGCCACAGCCAAGCGTGAGCAACTCAGGCGCAAGCAAAGACAGTTTGGGGACGTGCCTACCCAGGAGTGGCGCCAGAGCTACGGGCGCTTGCTCCTGGTGGCCCGCGTCGAAGGGACGCCAGTCCCGCCCTTCGGGGCGTGCCCATCAGCAGGGGTCCGGATCAAGCCGCTTCGGCGGCGTAGATAGAGGGGGAGACATGGCAAACACCTTTGAGGTGGGGCAGGCCGTAGCCCATTGGTCTCGGCCTGTTGGGGCGGAGGCAGGTTGGGTCTCGTCGGTTGAGATCCACCCGTGGGCCCGTCACGGGGAGGTCGTATCGGTCCAGTGGGCTCTTGGTGGCCCGGAACAGCCGTACAGCTACGGCCTGCTGCCAGTAGAGGAGGCGACAGCGTGCGGGGAATGCTCATGAGTGGTCGGAACTTCGCCCCGGCGTTTGGGTGTCGCTGCTGTAGCCCCCTGGTGGCGAACCGAAGGGGGCGGAAGGTGACCCGCCGGACGGGTCGGCGACATGAAGGCCTGGCATGGCGGAAGGACTGGGGTCTGTGAGCCTGGTCCTCCTGTACGACCAGGAGGTGACAGAGGCCTGCAACAGGGCGCGGGCTCTGGCCGGCACAGGGGACAGGCCTGCCCGGATCCAGGGATTCGCAGGTCTCTGGCGAGATCTGGGGGAGTCGGCCCAACAGTTCAGTGATCCTACGAGAGTCGCTCGGGCTCTCGTACATGCAGCAGTTCGGGCATACCGAGCAGAGTTGGAGGAAAGGCAGGGTGGCCGACTTTCCAAGTTTTGAGAAGTTGGAGTGTGAGGCCCGATGGTCTGTCTATGGCGCACTGAGTGAGGTGGCGGCTGACTGGCAGGCGCATGGGCGGACCACTTGGCCGGAGGACTGGAACAACTGGTCCGAAGAACAGCGAAGGGAATTTGAGTCCGCAATCGATTGTGCAGTCAAGATTTCGACTGAGGCACTAGAGATAGATGGAGGTCACGCAAAGTCTGATGAGGTGGACTGACTAGAACCTGAGTTGCCTTGGCTGAGACCGGATGCTTCCGAGCGTCCGGCCTTTTCCATGGCCACTCACAGACAGGAGGCAAGACGCATGGCAAAGAAAGTGGTCTCACAGCTTGTCTGTGATGCCTGTGAACTCAAGGGAGAGGAGGAGCCCTCAATCATGCAAATGAAGATCGATGGGGATGTGTACGACCTCTGCAAGGTGCACGGTGACCGATTCAAGAGGGAACTTCGGTTGACCTTTAATAGGTCTGTCGAGAACGGGAATGCGGCATGACGGAACTGGTGGCGGAAGAAAGGGTGTTGCCCACCTTCGGAGACATGGCGTACGGGCCTATGGGGAAGAGCGTGAGGAAGGCCATGCCCCACACCGAGGGGGATCCCGTGGCCGTCCTAGCCGCACTCCTGGCCCTGTTCTCCGGGTTGGCTTCACCATACGTGGTACAGCCGAACGGGCGCCCGGCTGTGGTCTGGACGGCATTGGTGGGCCCGTCGAATCAGGGAGCCAAGGGAACTTCTTATAAAGCGGCTCTTAGGATTCTGGGAAAGAACTTTGAGCGGTACCTCACTGCTGCGAAGCTTTCCGCTATTCACTCAGGGCCTGGCCTTGTGCAAGTGCTCGCTGCTGACCGAAGGTCCAGTTTCCCGGGGAGGATGTATCTCACTTTTGAATGGTCAAACGACATGGCCCGCACTAACAAATGTTCCTCATACGGTGAAGTAATGATCAATGTGTGGGATGGAGAGTCAATCTCCAACACCACCAAGGGAAGGGGAGGTAGCGCGGAGCCCGTGGAGGAGCACGTAGAGCACCCCCTCATGGGCTTTCATGCCCACGTGCAACCTCGGACGCTGCGACTCGCCATCAAGCCGCAGAGGGCTGCCACGGGGCTCTATAACCGTTTCCTGTTGTTCAACTCCAAGCGCAGCAAGCGTCTTTCTCAGAGGGTCCAGCGGCCCTTTGATGAGATCAAGCCCAGCAAGGGGTTGGCGGAGGCCTTCCGGTGGGTGATGGAAGAGCAACCCGCTATGGAGTGGAGCGAGGAGGCCATAGACGTTCTGGACGACCTGACCACGCACTATGACCGCTTGATAGATGAACTCCCTGAGGAACTAGGGGTGTTCATTGAGAGGTCCGTTGAACAGATCATGCGCGTCGCAACAATCCTGGCTGTCACACAGATGCGGAACGTCATTCCTGCGGATGCAGTCAGAGCAGCGGCGGCCATCGTGGACTATGCGGCCCAGTCTGCGACTGAGGTGATGCGCTCGCCAGCCTCCTCTGGGCCGGGTGCACGGTCTTTGCAGGACCGCATCCGCGATGCCCTGAAGCGCCACGGTGGCGTAATGACTCTCTCGGCACTAACCAGCGCGCTCGGTGGTGGACGGACGCCTGCGGACAAGGTTCGGGAAGCCTTCAGGGAGATGCCCGACGTTGCCACAAGAGTTCTTCCGAAGGATCCAGGGAAGCCGGGCCCCGCCCCTCTAGAGGTGCGGCTCCTGGCGGCCGGAGAGGCTGAATCCGCAACTCGCCCCAGTCTCCGGGTTGTCCGACCTCCGGCAGTGCCCAGACCTGTCCCTGTGTCGGCCAGGCGCAAGGCGCCCAAGTCCAAGCCCAAGACCAAGAAGGTTCCGCAAGGATCCTTTGCCCACCTTATCTGAGAGAGAAAGAGGACAGTGATGGGTCCAACGTACAAAGTCAAGATCGTCCCAAGCCTCATGAAGTACCTGGACGGTACGGCAGTAGGGAAGGGAGAGGAGCGGTCGGAGATCAAGGCGGAGCTTGAAGCGTTCCACCGGAACCTGGGATCGGTATCTCACAGCACCCTGGGATGGCTCCTGGATACACTCAAGCCCTTGACACGGCATGGAGTGTACTGCTCCGAAACACAGCGGACGAGAGCCAAGGACTTTATGGCTGACTATCAGGGGTTGTTCCAAGAGGCCCAAGCGGCTGAGGCCAAGCAGGAGAAGAAGGCGAAGAAGCGGAAGCCTGCTGCGGATCCTTTTGCAGCGTCGCTCTTCCCTGAGGATAAGGCTCCCCCGGAGCTGAAGGCCAAGGCTGAGAAGGTGGCTGAGGAGAAGTCTCCGGCCAAGCCGGTCCAGGTGCCGGAAGAGGTAGAGGATGAAGAGGAATTCAATGAGCTGAAGCTCCACCCCGTTCACGGGATGCTCTGGCGACACGAAGTCTTCCGGGAGGGTACGGATGTCCTCGTAGGATATCTCCTCAAGGACAGTGAGGGGATGTCTCGGGAGTGGGAAGACGCCTCCCCGGGAAGCTTGACTGACTGACTTGTTCCACCTTGAGAGCTTTCCCTAAAAGTTCTCACCACTTGAATCCGTGTGCTCTAATGAGCGCACTAAGACAGCACCTTGAAAGGTAACAAGATCATGGCGCAGAAGGTTGAAATCCTCCTCATTGACGACATCGATGGGGGAGAGGCGAACGAGACTGTGACTTTCTCTCTCGATGGCAAGGCCTTTGAGATCGACCTCACCACCGCGAATGCGGAGAAGCTCCGGGGGCTGCTGGACCCCTACACCAAGAACGGTCGCCGTACGGGGGGCAAGCAGGTTGCCAGCAGGGTCACCCGTGGCAGCAGCAAGGCTTCCACGGGTGGCGGTAGTGACACGGCGGCTATCCGTCAGTGGGCCAAGAAGCACGGGCACAACGTGAACGAGAGGGGCCGCATCCCTGCTGCCATCCAGGAGGCCTACAAGAAGGCCAACTCCTGACCTCCAGCACTAGCAGGACGAGTATTAGGGCCCCCGCCACCATGGCGGGGGCCTTCTCCGTAGCGCCTTCGGCAACCGCCCCCAGTGGGGCGGTTGCTGAGGGAGGATGGGCTAGAGAGGGCGGTCAGGAGAGTGACTACACAGTGGGTCTCGGTAGTGCTTCGCAGGGGCGATGCTGAGGAGCTGTTGAGGGACTACGAGGAACAGCAGAAGAGGACGGCGGGCAACAGAGGCAGGGGGCCTCAGCACAGGCGCAGGGTAATCAGGGCACTGAGCGAAATGGTCTCCTCACCGCCCCGGAGTACTTGAGCGTGGCCCAAAGAGAATCAGGCCAAAAGGCAGCTGGCACGGCAGAATGAGAAAGGGGAATGGGGAGGGCCATGAATGAACGGCGATACCTACATGGTGGGCTTGTAGAGGAAGTCAATCGAACGTACGCCGATATTGTGACTGCGGCTTGGTCCCTGGTCCATAACAGTGAGCGGTATCACCCTGGCAAGAAGGCCTCTCTTGCGAGGGTCAAGCAAGTTGCTAAGGGCATGGAGGATGCAGCTTTGATCCTCCTGAAGAACATGGAGAGGGAGGGTGATTTCCCTCAGGACGCCCCTTCTCCTGAATCCCGTATCAAAGCAGACCGAGAGCGCTACGCTACTGCCTACAGGAAAGATGCTCAGGAAGCGGACGCCATCAGGCTGAGTTAGATCCCGAGAGTGGGACCGAGGAAGGGAAGGGAATCTGATGGGTTCTGAGATTCAGCGCATTGAGAAGCTGTGCAAGCGTAAGCGCAGCAAGGCTAGCTATGAGGCAATCAGTGAATGGAAGCAGGATTTCGAAGATACCTCGTATGAGCACATCGAGGCTTTGGCGGAGAAGCTCGACGCTCTTCGTGAAGGCGCTGGAGCTGAACTTTCTGAGCTGGTTACCGCCGCACAGGAACTGAATTCCCAGGGCCTCACATCTAACGCCTATACGGCGCGGCTTGAGGTTGTACAGAACGCCTGGGAGGCGTTCATCAGTGAGGATGATCCCGTCGCCGGCCTGACTGATAAATGGGGGGGAGTTCACTGAGAAGCTGGACGAGATGGAAGAGATGATTGAATCTCCTAGTGACTTCGAAACAGAGGACAAGGATGGTGCTTGGGATGAACTGGTCACCACCCTTGGAGACTTCTCAGATGGGCTCAAGTCGCTGAACCCAAACCTCTAAGACTTGGAACCAAAGAAGGGCTAGGAAGTGATTTGCTTTAACTGCCGCAGGGACTACCCCGAAGAGGCGAGGGAGTGGCATCAGGCCCCGTGTCACGCCTGCCAGAGTGACGGGCACTCGCCCTGTCAGTGCGGACCGGATCCGGCAAGAAGCAACCGGCCTGCTTGGACTGAGGCGTAACGCAAAAAAGCCCCCTCCCATTCGGGAGGGGGCTTTTTTGTTGCCTCAGAGCAGGTCAGGCGCTGCAAGGCCCGAGAACCAGGACCACGTTTCCATGACGTACTTCCGGAGGTCAGGTCACCAGGGCCTCAGCCCCAGTTGACGTCACCCTGAGGGGTCGCAGGAGGGGTCTCCTGGAGGGCCCGGCGGGTCTTGGTGTTCTCGACCCGCTGAGCCACCTCACCCACACCGAGGACGGCAGCAATGAGCGCCAGGAGGGCGACGGTTGGAAGCTCCGGCCACTGGACCAGGAGCAGAGGCATGAGCGCCGTGGCAACGGCGTAGATACGAACAGCATGCTGGGAAAGGATGTTGATAGAGCACCACTCCATAGATAGGTGAATCGAGGGGTCTAAAGGGGTCTCCGTCAGGAGAAAAGACGACTCCAGGTCGAGGGACCGGGGTAGCCATCCGCATCAGTCCCAGTCCAGCCCTGAGCCTTCTGGAAGGCCTGTACTGCGGTGCGGTCGGAGTTGGTCCAGGAGGGCCCAGGACCCTGGGAGTAGTACCGCCCGTAGCCCTTGGCTACGAGCTGCCTGCCGAGAACGGTCACGTGGCTGTTCTTGGCGCCAGGACGGAAGTACCCCTTCCCAGGGAAGAGGGGAAGACTTGGCTTGGTCGGGGGCTTGGGAGTCTCGGGCTTGCCGGCCAGGCGAGCCGCTACGTCCTTGCGGAACTGGCCCATCGGGAAGGAGGGGTCGACCTTCCGTCGAGTGCCCTCCCCATGACCGATCACAGAGTCCGCAGACCAACCGTGATGGCGACAGATCGCCGCCGCCCAGCGGACAGCCGCCTGGTACTGGGCCGATGGATAAGGATCCTTTCCGTCGCCCCGGTTCTCGATCTCGATCCCATAGAAGTGCCGATTGCCGTCAACGGGCTCTGAGGCACCGGGCTTTGGGTGAGTCTTGGACTCATTCAGGACGGCATCGAATGCGTTCTGAGCAATGGTCCCAGCGTGATTCGCTCGGCCGTTACCCACCATCGTGGCGGTACCCGCCTTGTTCAGGTGGGTGTGGCAGAGGGGCCCCGGAAGATCCGTCGATCCGTTGAAACAGAAATTCAGGGAGTCAGACCCTGCGGTGTGATGGATCATCACTCCGTGCATAGGGCCCCAAGAGCCCTTGTGATTCCGGTTATGGGTCTTCCAACCGGGATGCTCCTTGACAGTGACACCCTCAGTCTTGAGGGCCTTCACAAACTGTTCAGCGGTCATTGGTGTATCCAAAATCAGTCCTCCTGTGTGAGTCGTACGAGAGAAAGCCGGGCAGGGTCGAGAGCAGTCAGGAGCCCTATCAGCCGGGCGTTCTCGGACTCAATCCGAGCAAGACGGTTCTTGATTTCCGTCAGGTCTCCTGCAAGCCTGTCGGCTCGTTCCTTCTGGGCTTCCGCTTCCTCCCGCCAGACCTTCGCGGTATTGGTCCGGAGAGAAGCGATGACCACGATTACGGCAGCGGAGACGGTTGCCAGGCAGGCAATAAGGGTTGTGCTTTGAGAGAGGTCCATAGGCCTCCAATGTGGGCAGCATGAGGAGGGCCCCGGCATCAGCCGGGGCCCTGTGTCGTTTCAGGTGAGGTCAGGACATGAGGATGGGGGTAATCCGGTTTGCCATGTGGGCGTAACCAAGATCCGAGGGGTGCACAGAATTGGTACCCGCCTGGCCGGCTGCGGCCGGAGTTCCCCAGTAGCCGAGGGAGTTCCAGAAGTCCCAGGAGTTTCGACCGATAGCCCACATGTTCACAAAGGCTGCCCCGTAGGATTCCGCCAGCCCTCGGGCCCGCTGTGCGTAGTCCTGGTAGAGGTAGTTGGTCGTATCGTGCTTCCCCAAGTGAGGGAGCATCAGCATTACGTCAGTGGATCCGTTGTTGGCGTTCTTGACCGCCTGGATATACCGGGCAACCGAGTTGGCCCATGCGTCTCCAGTCGTACCGGTTGAGGCGTCATTAGGGCCTGCCGTGAAGATGACAAGATCTGCCGGGAACATCTTTCCGCCGTTCCAAACGGCGTTAAGGCCTGCGTCTGTGGCATCGCCATAGTCAGAGGCTTTAGCTCCTGCCTTAGCCAGATTGTCAACGACGATCCCTGAGGCGTTCTCTCCGCTGACTCCCATAATTGAGAGGTACTGACCCGTACCCGGAGCAGTTCCGTTCCAGGTGAGAGTCACCGTGTGCTCAGTCGGCGTGAGGCCTCCGACAGTGGTCGTCTGAACAGCCGCTGTGGTGCCCCCGCCATTGGCCACAGTCACAGGCGCAGCAGCATCAATCTTGTAGATGTATCCGGCCTTCGCGGTAGGGCCAGTAAGCGTGTAGATCTTGACAGTTGAGCCAGTGACCTTGAACGTCATGGAGGAGCCGGTGGTATCGGTGATGACGTAGCCGATACCTGGACCGTAGGTGCTGGCTCCAGTCGACCAAGTACCAGTCTGGGCAGCCGCAGAGCCATTAGCCAGCCATTCAGTGATGGCCGGCACAGTGTCCGGCTTGCCCACCCAGGACATGGACCGGGAAGCGGTGAACATCCCGGATCCGCCGTTTCCATACTTCGCCTGAAGGGCTGTCCTGGCTTCACCCACCCATCCCTTTGTCTGAAGGTTGGAGGCAAAGTAACCCTGTGAGGCAGAGCCTCCGACAACGATGATTCGGGCCTTCCCTCCAGTGGCAGCAGCATCCCGCTTGGGCTTCCAGAACTCCCCCCAGGAGGGCGGAACATAGATGCCCTTGGCTGTGTAGTCGCTCTGAGAAGTCTTGGCGTAGGTATGGAGCTGAGTACGGGCCTCCGAGTAGTTGGTGCCGGCGACTGTCGTGATGTTGGTTCCGAGCTGTACGCGTTCGTTCGTTCCGTCGTCATACAGGCCCTTCAGGGCCGCATGCAGGTAGGCCCCGTCGAGCTGGACATCACGGGCTTTGGAGATCCGTACGCCGTACTGGGGGCTCGTGGTGGCCGTGCCCTGGTCATCCGTTCCCGGGTAGCAGGTCACGCCCTGGACGACGACGGGGGCTCGACCCATGAGGGAGAGGCCTGCGTACCCTCCGCCTCCTGGCCCTCCGTTACGTCCGTCCCTACGGGTCATCAGGGCATTGATCAGGAAGGGTCCGTTACCTGTGGCATCGATCCTGACTCCGTCATGGCCGCATCTGTCGGTGGAACAGGCAGTCATAGTCATGGCCCCAGAGCCAGGCCAGTTCCCCCAGTCACCGGTGAAGTGGTAGCCATGGGATCCGGTCCACTCGACTCGGCAGCCCATCAAAATGGTATTGGCGCAGTTCGAAAGCTTGACTCCTACGGCGGATACGCCGATCACCTGACAGTCAATGAGACTGAGGTCAGTCTGTCGCTCAAAGACGATGCCATTAGCACGGCAGTTGTCGACCATGACGGAATGAAGGCGCCATGAATAGGGCCACTCTCCCCCGGGATTGGATGCGGTGATGATTCCGTTGTTCGGAACCTTCCGAATGCATACATCCCTCAGAACAACATTTTGGACGTTCCCGCGGCTGTAAATTCCGTCAGTCAACCCCGCCGTAAGGCGGGATCCGTCCAGCATCAGATTGAAAAGTCTTTGCTCTCCGTTGATCGCGGGATGTTCCCCGTCGTCCTGGCCAATGATGGTGATCATCGCTATGCCCTTGAAGGAGGGGAGGGCCTGGATGTAGCAGGGGAAATCCTCGTCCAGCATGCCAGGGCCCACCATGAGATTTGAGTGGGATCCCATGAGGGTTACACCCTTGGGGAGGTCGAGAGGGGCAGAGATCGCATAGATTCCCTTGGGGAAGTACACGATTCCGCCGATGCCTGCGGCATCAATGGCCCTCTGAATCGCCCTGGTGTCGTCGGTCTCCCCGTCGCCCTTGGCTCCGTAGGAGCGGACGTTGATCCAGTCGACCGGCGGTCGGCTGCCACCCCCGCCGCTACCGATTCCCTCTGGGAGCTGGGCCAGGGGGACGAGTCCCATTTCGTCGAGAGTGGCGAGGCCTCCGGGGGCGCCGGCACGAGCCTGGATGTCACCGAGGACAGTGGCCGCAGTGCCATGCGGATCGGGCGCGGCCTGGTGATCACGGAGGACCGTACTCACATCGGGGACCAGGGCGACGCGGCCCCCGCCGAAGTCCACGTAGACCCGCTCAGGGCCTCCGTCGGGGCCCCGGAAGGCGGGCACCATGCCCGCGTCGTCAGCCACCAGCTCGGCCATAGGTACGTCATCGAGGGACATCAGGTCAGTGAGCTGGGTAGCTCCTGCGGAGAGTCCGTCCCAGACGGATCCACGAGCGCCAGGAGCACGGACACCAGCGGAGTCCTCCGCCGCATCGGCGGCTGTACCGCCATACAGATATCTAGCTATGCGGATCACTCCTTGAATTCGTTGGCCTCATAGGTGCCTGAGATGGTGAGGACTGCTCCTCGGGGAAGGACTGCCAGAGCATCAAGACCCTGCCCCGAATTCTTGAAGCCGGGAATGTAGAGGTACACCGCACCCTGACTTCCTCCGGTGGAGGTCTTCCCTGTGACAGATACGAAGTTGGGCAGCGTCTGGTTGGCCTTGTTGTTGTTGTTCAGATGACCTGTGAAAACCTGACCAGTAAGGCCGCAGGCGTCAACGGGGAGGGTGATACCCCTGATCCACTGATCCTTGTAAAGCCACATGTCAGCGTTGGTGGGGTTCTCAATACTCGCGCTGAAGTAGATCGTATTCGGGGCGATCCACCGGTAACGGCCCTTACGGTTGACCGCGTTGGGGGTCTGGCCGTTCATGAAACTGGGGATATAGGTGCGGGACTTTCCGAAGTGGCGAGTGACCACATAGCCATCCCGCCCCACAAACCCTTCTAGCTGAGAGTCATTGGTATTCGAGTCCGCGTCATAGACAAGGGATCCCCGGGGCAGGAACCTTGCTCCGTCGACCACATTCCAGGGGTAACTAGCCGCTGGGGGAGTGCTGTAGGGCATCACATCAGTGACGGTCACTGAAGCATTGCGGGCGGCTACGTCCACCAGGAAGAGGGGCATTTCCCAGAGCCCGCCAGCCTTGCGGCGGGGCTGAGGAGGTACGGGGGTAGCGCCAGGGGCACCCTGGAGAACCGCCAGATTCACAGAGCCCTTGGCAGAGTCAGCCTGGATCACCACCAGATCCTTCCGGGCCTTGTCGCCCGCGTTGGCAGCGACCAACACAGCCTGAGGCGCAGTGAGTTGGTAGTAGAAGCCTCCCACGAAGGCCTTGCCCGGCTGGATCTCAACGGACCGGTTATTGGTGACGCGCCCATTGAAGGGCAGGGCCGCAGTTGAGTAGGTGGAGGCAGTGAGCTGGAAATCAACCCTGTCTCCGCCCCACATGTGGGCCATTTCTTGCCACTGCGTTTGAGACACAACAGAAGTTCCGCCACTGGCAGAGTCTGCATTGAACGGATAGCTGATCTCAGCCAATGGGGCCTCACATTCTCGCCTCTAGTCGCCTGAGTTTCTTCTGAAGCTCAGACACGGTCTTGTACAGATTCAGAGGCTCCCCGGAACCTTGTTGCCCGATCTTGGGACTTACCTCATTCGTCTTCCCTGCCTCATCGACGTTGATGGACACCTCGCGCACTATGTCTACGTACTCGGTGCCGTCGACTGCGACAGTGACTTTGTCACCCACGAAATAGTCCCTGCCGAATTGGCAGTAGTCAGTGTCAATGGGATAGACCTGGAAGTTCCCCGACTTCTCACCCTCCTTGAGGGCTGCCTCTGCTGCCTCTCGGATCACCGATAGGTAGTGCTCAACCGCTACGGGCTTTGCCGCTGTCAGGGCGGCCTTGAGTGCGTTCTTAGCCGCAGTCAGATTTGATGTGGCTTCCGTCAGCGCAGCCTTGGAGGTATCAAAATCCCCCTTGGCCTTCGTGTGCGCTGTGGTTGCCTTGCCTAGGTCTGTCTCAGCCTCATCCAGGGCCTTCTGTGCCGCCGCCTTTTCGGCTGCGGTATCCGCATCGGCAAGCCGCTTCTTCGCCCGCGTGACGGCTCCCTGAGCGTCCTCTAGGGCGTTGACAGCTTGGTTGTACGGCCCCTTGGCCTTGTCGTGCGTCTCGTCAGCCTTCTGAGCCGCAGTCTCGGCGCCTGTGAGCGTCTTCCTGGCGGCTATGACCAAGGGAGTCCAGTCGGCGCCGCTGGGGTTCTGCCCGATGTCCTCGAAACCGTCTGAGCCTGTGGTGGTCACCAGCTCGGGGGCTCCGGTGGGGGAGGTCTTCAAGGGCACATCTCGTCTGTCTACGAACTGCTCGTAGGACGTGCCCCACTCGGACTCAGAGGCGCTATCGATCAACTGCCAGATGTAGCGGGCGCTGCCCTCGCCCTGGCAGGCCACAACAACTCTTGTGATCCGAGGGCCAGTCAGGGTGTAGATGTATTCCCGAAGGTTCCCCAGCTCAGGACTGAAGCGGATTTCCCTGGACAGGTCCCGAGGGGCATAGACCTTGAGGTCGACCTCTTGACTGTCGGCGTTGTAAATGAACCGGTATCCCAAGTCGCGTGCCTTGCACCACTCTTCAAGTTTGGTGCCGATCACGTCGTACCTCAGGCTGTCTGTGACCTTCCCTCCTGACTGAGGATCCGTACCGACATTCAGGCCCAGGATTCTGCGATCAGGAAGAGCGGAAGGCCCCAGAGCTGAACTCAGCTCAGACCAGATGGCAGAGCCGGCACCTGAGGCAACAGCTCGGGTACTACGTCCTGCGTACTGCCTTGGAATGGGAGAGGCGGGCTCAGGGAAGGCCAGGCGGCTGTATGCCAACCGGTTGTGACACTTGCCTGATATGTAAAGAGAACCGGGTCCCGTGTGCTGGACCTTGGTCCAATACTTTTGGTACTGATCCACCTGACCACTGAGAAGAGGCTCAGAAACACCCTCCTGCCAGATGGCTACCCCGCCGCCTTTCTCGATGAGGTCGGCCTGAGGAGTCCCATCCTTGATGAGGAGTTGCCAGATTCCTTCTGCACACCATCTGACTGTGAAGTCCAGGGAGATCCATGTATCGATCTCCCCTACTCGCTTCTTGGCTCTGTCGAATACCTCAACCCGGTAGCCCAATGACCCTCCTAAATGTAGCTCGCGTAGCGAGGGGTGTAGGCAAGCCGGACGGAAGCTCTGCCACTGCCGGCGACCACGGAAATTGAGCACTTGGAGTCGCCCGGTTCGATCGGCCAGAAAGAGGGGTTGGCATCAAGGGCAGCCCAATAGTTCATGCCCTGGTCATCCTTGACAGTCTTCTTTCCCGGCCTGGTGTCTATCTCCATGACTCGGCCATCGGGTACAAGGTCGATTCCGTTGTCAGGAGGGGCAGCCTTCAGGACCTCTCCCTTTGGAGAGGTGAGAGAGAAGCTTTTGATAGGCCCCGTGAGCTCCCAGACGGGCCAGGCGTCCTCATCCCCCGGATTGGATACCAGGTACTCACTGCCAGGCCCTCCCATCGTCCCCCTACTGATCTGCATGGGGAAGAATTTCCGGGAGGTACTGAGGAAGGGAAGTCCTGTCCCGAAGTCCCACCGTGTGGACTCTGAGGCGGAGGGATAGAACCAGGGATCCATTGCGGTGAGCAGCAGAGCATACTTACACCAGGTGAAACCTGATACGTCAACGCCTTCGGCCCCGTCCAATCCATCCTTGTAATAGACCGATATCCGGCGGGCCTGCCCGCTGCCCTCGGTGAACTTCAGAACACAGAAACCGCGCTTCGGATTGAGTGCCTGAAAGAGTTTCCGCTTGAGGGCGTTCAGGGTCTGCCTGTCGACCCCGTACAGATAGAGCGGAATCATAATCTCTCTGGAAGTGGTCCGGGAAGACCGGTAAATGGATCCGTCGAGACTCGGCGAATCGTCACTGAAAATCGCGTAGGGCGGCATATCAAGACCTGTGGCCCCGGCCTGCATGACGATGGAGGGCCAGGCCCTCCCTGTGAAGCCCGTGAGGGGAATCTCCTCGCCGGCACCGCTGGCCCCTGTAATGCTGACTGCTGTCCGGTCCCAAAGGACCGGGGTGGGCGGTACCGGGTACACGACCGGTGGCCGAGTCGGTACCACCCTTACCGGAATAGGCAAGAGACCTCCTTAGAGTGTGCTGTAAAGGGCCTCCGCCTGCTGGAGCGCTCGGATTACTGCGTGAGGTGTCGGTTCCGTACGAGCCTCGTGAATGTGGATCTCGTACTTCTTGCCGCCACTGAGGAGGGCCTCAGTTTCGTCATTGTTGTAGACCCTGGCGCCTCCTCCACCGAAGTCAACGAGTTCCCTGCCTTTCTCGCCGACCATGGCGAGACCAGGTGAGGCGGAAAGGGTGCCTGTGGCGTATCCCGTGGTTCCTGCGAGGACGGAAGTCCATCGGGAGCCGTACCGGCTGCGGGCGTAATTGATGCCCGCATAGACCGATGCAAGCGGATTGGTGATTCCCAGACCTCTATACGGCCCGGCATATGCGTTGAAGGTACTGGGGATGGTCTGCATCAGACCCTGAGACGGATGTCCCGCCTTTGCATTGGAGTCCCAGAGGTTGATTGCATTGGGGTCTCCGCCGGACTCCACACCGATTCTGTGGAGGATCAGACCCAGGTGGCTGGGAGGGAGTCCGAGAGCTGAGAGCGCTTGGAGAACCACATTCGTCCACCTTGTGACCTTGCTGCCAGCATTCGGCTTGCCGAAAACGGCTGCAACGTCGAACGGCACCTTCTGTGTCGCAGATACCTTTGAATCCTGTCCGAAGTCAAATAGGCCCTTTGTGTTGGGCATCGCCTCTTCGGCGTTATCCATAAACTCAGACCTCACACGGTCTGCGTAGGGGAGGGAGATTCCGTTGAGATCCCTTACCATGTCGACCATTCCTACGACACCATTGATGTCATCCGCGACAGTTTCATAGATTGTGCTTACGGCCCCCGTGAGGGAGCCTATTGGGTCTGATGCAACATCCCAGATGGCTTTGCCGGATTCCCAGACTCCTCCGAGAAGATCCGTCACCACTCGGCCAAGAGTGTCCATGGAAAAGATGTGTCCCATGAAGCGCTCGCCACGCTGGACGATGTTCCCGGAGCCCTTCCAAACATCCGGCCAAAAGTAGTCAGCCGCAACAGGGGCAAGAGCACCGCCGAGAGCACCGGCCGCCTGGCCTACAAGAGTTGGAGCCCTCTTGAGGAAGGACCAAATATCTTTGGACATCCAGTCATAGGCGCCCCGGAAATTCTTCGCTCCGGCCTTACCCGTGACCTCCGAAGCCTTAGTCCCTGTGCCGAGAATTCCCGCCTGTGTGCTGCCGCCAAGGGCATCAGAAGTCCCGTCCAGGCGCATTGTTTTTACAACCGCGGACCCAATTCGAGGCATCTCATTGGTGATTTCCATCATTCGTGAGAGCTGGTCGAGTCCTAGACGGCCTCCGCCGTTACTGCCAACGACTCCGCCCCGTGCCCTGCGGGAAAGCTGACCCCGGATGGCCAGTTCGTTCCAGGTGTTAATTGTGGATTCGCCAAGGTGGCTAGTGACTTCAGGCCTGAGAACGGACTCACCAGGGGAGAGGATTGAGGGGATGTTGTCTACCCAAGGGGAATAGCCGGGGAGAACCCCGTACCGGGAGGCATCAGCCTGTGTGGCAACACCACCTCGGGCATTTCTGTTCCCCTTGCCCTTCCCCTTGCCTCCTCCAGAACTTCCGCCCCCTCCTCCTGGGGACTTCTTCCCGATCCTGTCGAGAGCCCCATCAAGACCATCGCCCTCATCCTTGGCCCGCTTGAGAGCCTTGGCCAGGTCGTCCACTTGGCCCTTGATGGACTTCAGAGAACGGCCGTTGAGGAGCCCTATACGGCCCGCAAGCGACCCTGCTCCTGTGCCTTGCCCAACCTTCACGTAGGTGTCCTGGGCAGCAGCCGTGAGCTTCTCGAACTCGCCAATGATGTCGGTCAGTCGACGCTTTCGGAGGTTCTCGATCCGCCCGGAGACAGAGGCGCTCATGGTGCCAATGCCGATCTGGTCGGCGGAGTCCTTGGCAGCCTTGGTCAGTCCTCGGAAGGACTCCGTGACAGGCCCAACGTCCTTGTTTCGCAGGTTGGTTGTACGAGTCTCGACGCTGGTGATGTCCTTGCCGGCTTCCTCGGCTGCGACGCCGAGGAGATTGATTTCCCGGTAGATCTTCCCCAGGTCAGCCCCGTTGAGGTTGTCGGCCTTGGCCTTCGCCTGGTCGAATTCACTGCTCAGTTTCCGAACACTGGCTTCCGCCTGGTCAATCTCCTGGCGGAGGGATCCCAGGTTGGCCCCGTTCAGCGGCTGGACTCCCTGAGTGACTGTGTTCCTCAAGGCATTCTGAGCCTGATTGGCAGCCCCCTGAACCGAGTTGCCCCCTGAGCCTCCAAGTGCCTGCTGAATGCTCCTGAGGGACTGCTCATTGACCTGTCGCAGCTCGTCCCGGAGGCGGGCCGCTTCCGCTCTGGCCTCCTCCATCTGCCTGTCCAGCTCCGCCAACTGTCGGCGCTGCTGATCTCCTCCGACGGATACGCCCAGGAGCGAGTCACGACTACGGGCCACAGGTCCCCGGCTGTCTCCACTGCGGTTCTCGGCTCGACGCTCCCGGTAGGCCTGGCGGCCTGCCTGGGTGACCTCCCGGCGGGACTCCCCCCGGGACTGAGCTGCGGTGCGTGCAGCAGAGCGGGCCTGGCGCTGAGAGCGGGTGCGAGCTGCTGCCCGGCCTCCCTGGGTCACACCCGTACCAAGGACGCGGAGGGGGGACAGGAGACGACCGCCCACCCCAATAATTTTGCCGATGAGCTTTGAGAGAAGGCCTACGGCAAGAATGAGGGGGCCCCACTCCACCAGGAATTTTGCTAGGGCAACTGTGATGCCTGCGAATTGGCTATCCCTGAACCAGGTGGTCACACGGTCGACCATTGATATGAAATTCTTCAGCGAGTCCAGGAAGAGGCCAAGGAATTTCTTGATGTCCGGGCCGTACTTCTCGCCCATGCCCTGGACCTGTTCAATCAGGCCGCCCTCAGTGCTGTACCCACTGACGTACTGGCCACCAAACTTGTCCTGGCTGTACTGGGGAACCCGCTTGCCCATCAGCTTTTCACCAAGCTTGGTGTACGCGTAGGCTCCGCCCTTGCCTTCATCTACAAAGAGGTTTCCCAGTTTGAAGGAAGCAAGCTCCTTCATCTGCTGAATGCGGCCTGTGATGGTCTCACTGGTCATCTTCTCAGCAGAGCCTACGGAGCCTCCATCACGCATGGGGCCGTACTTTTCACCGTACTTCTCAGGGTCCCAGTAATTAAGCATCGAGTTCATGATCTGAGTACCCGATACGCCGCCGCCCTTGGCAGCAGGTGTACCAATGACCTTCCACATTTCCTGAGAATTCTTAAACCCAAGGAGATTGGCAAGCTCAGAGGCTGGCATACCTGACGCGGCAGCAAGCTGCTTGACGGACCGGGTAGGGGCCCGGTCCATATCCATAATCATGTCCATCGCGTACATAGCACGCCTGAACTGTTCAGGATTCAGGTTTCCCGCACGAGCCATCGAGTCACCAATAGCCATGATCAGGTCAGTGGTCTTCTCGGCAGCGGAGTTCGCTGCCTTGGTCCGCTTGTCACCCTTGCCGTACCAATTCTTGTCGGCGCCGGCAACGGACCTGATCAGCTTCATTTGGTACTCGTGCATTACGTCGATGCTGAAGGGAGTATCAATCGCGTAGGTCTGAATATTGTTCATCTGCTTGGCCGACTGAGAAGGCGTTACACCGGCCGCACCAAGGCCAAGCTGTCCCAAGAGACGCTGATCCGCAGATTTAACACCGATGGCGGTAAGTGCCGCTCCAGCAGCGGCGAGAGGAGCCAGGAACCTGGTTGTCAGAAGATTTCCGGCCTCCACCACGGATGTCCCCAGCTCATGGAACCAGGTACCAGTCTTCTTCATTCCGGTCTCAACACGCTTTAGGAATCCCGCAGTTGTGTTGGACGTCGCAGTGATATCCCGTCGTGCAGCCGTCATCTGAGTTCTGAGGTCGGCCATATGCCGTTGCCGTCCGGCGATGCCTGCTTGCAGCCACTGGCGCTCTGCGGCTGCCATACGGCGGATCTCGGCTATCTGAGCCTGTGTGGCGGCCCTTCGGGCTGCCGTCTCCTCCCGCATCATGCGGAGGGCATCTGAGTGGGCCTGGTTCACCACCTGACGCCGCTGACGCGCCTCATCCCGCATAAGGCGCAGAGCGTCACCGTGAGCCTGATTGAGCATCCGTCGACGCTCTTGGAAGGCGCGGGCCTCGGCCCGCTCCTGGTCCCGCAGCAGCTTCAAGGCCTCCGTGTGGGCCTGATTCACGATGCGCCGGCGGTCACGTTCAAGGCGGGTCGCGGACTGGAGCCTGTCCCTGTTGGCCTTCTCCTCCAGGCGGACCGCGTCACCCAAGGCCTTGCGGGTCTCAGCTGAGGTCTTCTCCAGCTCCTTGCGCTTCTTGACTTCGAGCTTCTGGAATTCCCGGAACCGCCTGCCCGCCTCTTCCCCGTATTCTCGGGTGATCAGCTTCTCAATACGGTTCAGAGTCTTCTTGGTGTCGACAGCCTCTTTCTCAACGGCTGCCTTTGCCTTCTTGGCCTGAGTTGCCAAGTCCCGGGGAAGGGACTGGAGTCCGTCTTTAGCGGCCTTACTCATGACCTTCGAGGCGGAGGCACCAATCTTCTCCAGCTCAGAAGTTACCTTCCGGCGAAGATCCGCCATGTCCTTCGTGGTGGCCTTGGGGACGATCTCTATGTACCCGGTCCCAATTTTTATGGGAGCCCTGCCCTCTGCCATACGGACCTCCTAGAGGCTGTTCATGTGCCCGAAGAAGTCCGTGAGTTCATCCGGAGAGGACATACGGGAGGGCGTGGGAATAGTGTCTTCAGGCTCGGGGTCTCCAGGGCGTGGGACAGGTGAGGGAAATTCGAGATCTTCAGCGCCCTCAGCGTTCGCCTTGATGGCGATGAAGTTGCTTAGCTCCATGGCATCACTGATGCGGGCCAGGAGGTAGTCAGACTCAGCCCACCGAGACCGCTCATCCATAGCAAGAAGGAGAGTTGAGCGGCCATGCTTGGCCATCAGGGACTTGATGAGTACGCCTACACGGCGCAGGGAGAGGGATCCTCTCCAGAGGTCGAGTAGATCGACTTGGAAGTACTCCAGCAAATCAGCCTCTAGTTCCTCCGGGTATTCGTGCACCACCCGGAGGACAGCCATCAGTTTCCCGAATCAGCGTCCTCGCCCTTGGCCGCAGACATGGCCTCAGCGAGACCGAAGAAGTCGCCGATAGTTGGGCCGGCACTCCGGAAGGCGGACCACTGATCCTCGCCCAGAATAAGGCGAGTTGCCTCAATCTCGTCTTCGGTCTCCAGCACTTCCAGAGGCCAGGTCTTGAAGTCACCAAAGGTATAAGTAATGCCGTTGAACTCAAAGGAGGTGGACTCGGCCAAGGCCTCCGCCTTCTGGGCCGTGGTCTTCTTGGCAGCAGTCTTCTTAGCAGGCTCGGTCATGTGATCTCCAGGGAGGAAGAGGGAGATGGGGAAAGCTTGGGCGCCGGGGGTTTAGGGCCTCCCCGGCAAGGGCCTTACGGCTTAGCAGTCGGAATGATGTCGTCATTCGTCAGGAGGTAGCCAAGCCGACCCTGGAAGTCCAGCGCCTCTAGAGTCAGCTCGTACTTGCCACTCTCGGAACGCTGGAGCTGAATTGCCCCACGGTCGGAGATCATGGCCCGAGGGATGACACAGCGATACCGGATAGCGGCCATATTCCAATCGACCACAATCGAAATTTCCTTGAACTCAGGCGTGGAGGAGAGGTCCAGGCGGAAGATCCCCGTTGGAGTGTTGTCCTGGCCCTTTACCTCTTCCCACTGGGCACCGAAGAAGAGTTCCGTGGTCAGCTCGTTGGTCTCAATCAACGTAGCCTTGACAGAGAAGCTCGCCGATTCCACGTTGTACAGAATTGGTACGGCTGACTGCCAGGCCGTGACGGGCTTCGATTCCACGGCAGGGGTGATGGTCACGCCCGACTCGTCCGCGTATCCAACTGCCTTGTAGCCGGCAGGGGCTGTATCTACCGTTCCCAGATCAATCGGCACGACCGTGCCACCGGTCGCTCCGTCAACCGGAGCGGGAGCAATATAAATGTTTCCGTTAGGTGCAAACCTGATCTTCTTAGCGTCGTTGGCCAAGAGGAGGCCTCCTCTGATCGGGGACATGAAAAAGGCCCCCAAAGAGGGGGCCTGCGTATATGCGTGAGGGGCAGTCAGACAGCGACGATGTACACGGCCACCTCTCCGCCGTACATGTGCTCTCGGGAGGAGTCATCCGGGTAGTACACCGGGGAGGAGATCTCTTCCACGTCCAGGACCAGACAGCCCAGGAGGGAGGTCTCAGGGAGATCCTCTAGAAGCCTCTCCCGTACGAGGTAGGCCAGATCCACGGCGGCCTTGCGGTCCAGGGCGTACACGTCGTATTCAATGTCAGCCCTGTCAGCAGAGTCCCTGACGACGCGGTAACCGCCATTGTGTTCCAGGTAGACCGTGGTATCTCCCACTTGATGGCGGGTCATGTCGCCCTTGGGGGCTTCTGTCGGAATGTCCTGCTGGGTCCTGAGGTAGGTCACCAGGATGTCAACGGGATCGATTCTCAGAGGCTGCCTCCTATTCAATCCGCTGTTTCAAGAGAGCGGCCTTGAGCCACTTTCTTGCCGGGTGCCGGCGGCCCCCTCGGTCACTGAATCCGCGATCAGTCAGCAGGGCGTGACGTACTCTCGAATTTCGATCGACAATTACATTTCCATACCAGCCGCGGTAAGAATTCTCGACGAATCCTTCAATGTTGTTCTTGGTCGCGGTGTAGGAATTGTTCCTGAGTCTCTTGGGCGCCTGCTTGATGGCTGCTGCTGTGAGCTTGGCTGTATGCAGGGAAATCAGGGACTTGGTCTCAGTAGACCGAAAGGCGATGTCTTCCCATCCACGATGGAAGACGACTTTGACTCGGGAGGGGGTCACTTGACTGCCCTCCAGGCCGTGAGGCGTGTGTGCCTCCGTGAGGTCTGTGTGTGCCTCTGTGGCTCCCCGTCGACCTCGTACCAGAGGGAGCCGACCAGGAGCCTGTCTGAGGCCTCGACAGAGGCCTCTAGGGGGAGCCAGGCCGAGAGTCGCTCTTGGGTCAACGCCCTTGAGGGGGTTGGGGATTCAGAGGTTCGGTCCGGCTGGACCGAGCCCATTCCCCTCCAGACTCTGACGGCCTGGTCCCAGTCGGGGCGAGAGGTGTAGGCGGAGTCAGTCACTGGGGCTCTGTGCACCTCGATGTGCACGAGGTCAGTACCGGGGAGCATTGGCCTCCCACCTGCTGATGATGGAGGGCTCCCGCTCTAGCGGAATGCTGGCCAGGCCTGCCCGCCTGTAGCGACGGAGGGCGGACCTGGTGGCGGAGGAGAGGGAGACGCCTCCGCCCGAAAACCTGACTTCGACCTCTCCGACTCTTTCCGACTCGATGCCAGGAGAGAGGGCAAGCCACCTGATGATCTCCGAGCATGCGACGGCTCGAAGAGCGGCAGGTATCTCGATGTATCCCCAGGAGGCAGTCACCTCTACAGGTCCCGGGGGCCATTCCGTATCCCGGAGTAGCCGAGTGCCGGCGAGCTGCCAGCCGTCGAGCTGCTGGCCGTCCTGGTGGACGGCAGAGACAGTCAGGTAGGTAGTGCGCCGCCCAGGGACAGGAAGGACGGTCCCGCCCTTTGAGTGGAGGCTGAGGACTTGGTCCTGGTGGCGGGTGAAGTCCCGCCCACAGTGGTCCTCTACTAGGCCGGTCACGTCCGCCAGGAGGGCGGGGACCCTGAGAGCCTCCTCAGCTGTCAGAGGGCGCCCGAGCCTGGCGGTTACATCATCGACTGTGGCAAGCAAGGCGCCTCCTATCAGGCGCCTCCGGTCGGGGCCTTCTCGGTGATGCTGATCTTCAGACCTCGTACGAAGGCCTCCCCGATGACCGTTCCCCGGACTGCGTAGTCAGGGTCTTCATTGACGACAGCGAGGCCATACATGGTGTCGAGACCAACCGTGTCGGCCTTCAGGCCGTAGTCGTAATCCACGAGCATCCGAGTAGCAATCCCGTTGATGTTCTGCGTCGAGCCCACAACAGCACCCATAGGGATAGCAGGGCAGGCAGAAGCCAGGAGCATTGCACTCTTGTGGAAGAGGTACATTTCCAGGCCGAAGGAGTTGTGAATCACGATGTCGAAACCGTAGATCCGGCCAACAATTGCCCTGCGAAGGGCGTTGGTGTCGCCCGAGTAATCAACAGCCACGAACTCAGGATCCTTGAGGAGGATGGCCTCTACCTCAGGGCCTGCGATGAGATACCGCTCAGAGGCCGGCACCTGAGCCAGACTCAGAGCCATACGGGCATCCACCAGAGAGGTTCGGATACCAAGGGCGCGGGCCGTGAGGTTCGCAGGAGTGCCGTCCGCAGTAGGGATGGTCACTGCGATGTCTCCGCCAACTGCCTTCTTAGCGGCTGCGCTCAGGCCGTTCCGGTTGATATTGGCCTTAATGAAAGCCGCAGTCGTGTCATCAAAATACTCGGCAAAACCCCGAGTCAGCTTGGTCAGTACCTGAGAGCCGAACTGGCGAAGGTCAAAGGCAACCTGCTCCATGCTCAGAGTAGTTGCGTTCTGGGCCAAGGTCGTAAGCTGAACAGGAAAGCGGCTTTCGCGGATGAATCCGTTGGCCGCCCGTCGGTCAGTCGTTGGAAGAGGACGATCCGACGCAGCCGCAAACAGGTTCTTGTCACCCTTCACAGGATTCGCAATGGGAGCCGAGATACCCGCTGCCTGAACGGGAATCCCCCGCGACTCTCGATTGACGTTGATCACGTCACCGAGGCCACCAGTGAAAGAGAGTTCGGAATATCGGGCCGGAAGCCCGCCAAGGGTTAGCTGTCGGTCCAAGAGGCCAAGAGCCGCAATGGTGACCTGCTTTGGGTCAAGATTAAAGTGATGCGTAGTAGGCAAAGGCAGTCCTTAAGTTAGATGAACCGCCCGCCCGCGATAAGGTCCGCAAGCTCAGTGGGGTCCATGGAAGTTGGCTGGGTGCTGCCGGGCTGGGAATGACTGGTTCCACCCTGGATCTTGGGAAAAACGGGTCGGGTGCTCGGCTTCGGGAGGGAGTCCACGAAGGTCTTGACCTTCCCCGTATCGGCCTTTCCCTCATCGGTGAGGAACCGGGAGAAGTCCAGATACTCAGTGGGAACGCTGATGCCGGCACCGGCGGACTGGGCGCGAATCTCTGCCTCAACGAGGGAGGTTGCTACCTCAGAGAGAGCCGCATTTCGCGCCTCTGTCCGCGCAGCTTCAAGAGCCTTGTCCTGGTCGGACATAGATGCCTTCTTGAACTGATCAAGCTCCGTACTAGTTTCGTTCCAGCGCTTTTCATTGGTACGGCTCAGCGCCTTCCACTTCTCCACCTCAGCCTGAAGTGCAGCCGAATCAGGGACGGACTCGGAGGTGGGCGGGGTGGTCTGATTCTGAGTTTGGTTCTGTTCAGTCATTTGGTGCCGTCCGTTTCGGGTCAATGGCACCGGGGAGCCAATTGGGGTTTCCCCTGGCGCCTGAAGGTGGTTACTTGGCCTCGTGGAGCTTCCTGCTGACGTTCCCTGAGTTGCCCTGAGGTGGCTTGGAAGCCGCCTTCTTGGCCTCCAGCGCCGCAGGGTCCTGCTGGGGCTGTGGCCCCAGCTCCTGAATCTCGGCGGAGGCCTTGGCGTCGGCTTTCCGCATTTCGCGGAAGTCACTGATCTGGGCTGCGGTGAAGCCTGCCTCTCCCCAGAGAACCTCTAGGGGTACTTCAAGCTGCTTCATTTTCAATAGCCCGTCGATGTGTTGGGCCTCAGTCCTGTACTCGCAGTCACGCCAACGGGTCTCCATTTCGAAGGCGTGCTGACGTGCGTCACCGATGACCGCAAAGCACAGGCGGATGACACGTTCCCAGGACTCTCCGAAGTGGAGCATCAATTCCTTGACCTGTGCGACTAGCCCAGCTTCAGCGGAGATGATGGCTTCACCAGAAGGGGAGTTGGACGAGTTCACCAAGAAATAGTGACTGGGGACCCTCGACGTTACGCCAAGGTGCTGAACCAAAAGGTCCACGAGGGACACGTAGTTACTCAGATCAACTGCCGGGAAGGATCCGAATCGGGCCTGAGGGTCTTCTGCTTGGAGGAGTTTGTCTAGTCCAACATGGAACGGAGCAACGGGATTACCGTTCTCGTCCTCCTGGATCTCAATACCTGTGGCATACCTTTGGGGGTAGGCCGCCGCCTCAGAGGCGGTGAGAGCGTCCATCAAGGTTTTATTGATCGCGTCCTGAATGGGGACGCAGTTGACCAGAACTGAGGTGGGTTGACGGCCAAGCCGTGGGCGTCGCTGAAATGCGACCACGGGAATGGTGCCTAGAGGATTCGTACTCCGGATCCCCTGGTCCCAGGAGTCAACGCCGTAGGGGATCTCATAGACGTAGTCCTCAGTCCATAGCGTCACCTGCTGCCGGCCCCAGGGGTCGGGCTCAAAGCGGGCTGCGGCCTCTATCTCCCAAAGCGTTCCAGCCTTGTAGCTGACTGCCATACGGTCGGCCGAGACAGGCGTAATCCGGGGATCGCCCTTATCGTCAGGCCACACCAGAACGTATGAGGTCCCTGTGATGAGGGCCTCCAGGTGCACAGAGGTGGAGTAGGCGTCCATGGAAGACCGCTGCCAGAAGTCGCGGGCTTGCGCGTTGTCGTCCTCACCTGGAATCCGGAATGAGTCGACGTGCAGTCGCTCGCTCGTTGCGTCCACCACGACGCCGCAGAAGTTGTCCCGCCACCGCTCAAAGACTTCGGCGAAAGCGGCTTTGTACCGCAACTGAGCAAACATTAGTTTCTGTTGTTCACCCTCATAGTACTGAGAGTAGATCTGCGAAGGGTGGGCAGGTCCCGGCAGCTTCCCATGGAGATACATAAGCCACTGTTGCGGAGTCTCAGGCTTTCCTATGAAGGAGCCGCCTCCGGCTGGGGGAACAATCAATGGGCCTCCTTAGAAGCCCACTACACGGCTCCGTCGTATGGTCATTCGCCCATCTGCGATTGCATCAGCGCGAGCCTCAATCGCCAGAATTCCGCAGACGGCTAGGTCTATCTTGCGTCGGCTACGTGGACTGTCTTTCTGGATCATCAACCCTTGAGGTACTTCACGGGTAACTGCGTTGAGAACATGCCGAGTCAGGCGGTAGTCCCCATCGTGTTTGAGGTCTCCGACCATGGCAGCAGTCCGGAAGCGTTCAGTTGCCTGAACCATCCTCAAAGGTTTGTTCGTCCAGAACTCAAAAACGGTGTCATCCCCGTGCTCAAGGGCCCAACGGCCAATGTTTTCCTGCCAGTAGGGCGGGTCGCAGTACATCCACGCAACGCGGTACTTCCGGAAGGTGTCAGCTACAGCCGCTTCCACGCTCAATACGTCGACTTCCCAGTCATCGTGAGCGTTCTTGGGGCGCTCCCACACACCGATCACGAAGCACTTGGCATCCCTCAGGCGGACACCAACAAGTCCCGTGGCGTCGCCTCGAATTGAGCCATCAAAGCCGACGGCTATGAGGTCACCATCCTGAATCGGGTTGTCCTCAGAGAAGCAGGCGTCCCACTCTGACTTGGACATCCAGCCGTCTGACGACTCCGCAATAGCGTTGAAGAAGAAGCGCAGATAGGTGCTGTCAGGCGTCGTACGGTCGTAGAGGACCGTACGAGTCAGACCGTCGATGTCAGCCCACGAGGCATCCCCGTAGGCCTCTGTAAGGGCCGCACGAACCTTGGCCTCATCCCTGAGTTCCTCAGGGGAGACCGCGCCCTCTAGGCAGTCGTACAGCCAATAGCCCTTAGAGACCATGTCAGACTCGTGGATGATCTGAGCAACGGAATCTTCATTGGGGTTATACGCATTGGTCGTTGAGATCCACCGACTACCAGCCTTGGCGGTTTTTTCGATATTCCGCTTCAAGGTCTGGAAGAATTCTGGGCCGCCTGTCGAACCAACCCAGTGATGGCATTCGTCCATGACGCAAAAAGTTGGGCGATTCCCTTCGTTGGTTCGCCCCGCGGTCGCCTTTGGCTTGATACTTCCAGGCTTACCGCTCTTGAACTGAATGACGCTCTTGCCGATCTCCAGCCCGTACTCCGACTCAGCAGGAGACTCAGAGAGCATCCCTCGTATGAAGTCGATTGTCTGCTCACACTGATCAAGCGCCGTGGCGCCGATCTGAACTACAGGCAAGGGAACAGGCTTTGCTACGGGAAGGCCGTAGGCGTCCCAGTGGCTGAAGCGACAGGGTCCAAGGAACTCGACAATGGCGAGGGCTGCGAGAAGGGGGGTCTTGCTAGGCCCCAGCCTTTTGCTCTGCGGAGCGTTGCGGCTGAGTAGGCCCACCCCCCATCTGGGGTGACCCGGTAGAGGTGCAAGACGAACTTGAGTTGTTCAGGGGTGAACTGCCAGGGCTCGCCGGCACGGTCGCCGTCAGGATGGACAATGTACGTCTGGCACCAACGGATGATCTGATACCCGAGAGTCTCGTTAGGCTTCGGTACTTCTGAAGGAAGATTGCCCGTCTGCGAGACGACCACCCCCCTACGTAACTAGACTTGCCCTATGGAGAATGAGAAGCCCGTAGGAAACATCATGTCTGCCTATGCGATGTACGAATGCGAGGAGTGCGGAGAGGTCTTCCAAGTAGCCTTCAACTTCGTAAAGGCAGCACCACTTGACCAGCCGCATGAGGACTGCAAAGAGGCCTAAGAGCCGTTGAGGAGCTTGTACAGCTCTTCATCCATGTCGACTGCCTGAGACACTTCCTGGGCCTCCTGAGGGTCTCCCTCGGGGCTCTCCAGGGTCATACGGAGCCGAGCCCTGTCCTCAACGGTCGCGCCCCACTTGGCGACCCTTTGGCGGATCTCTCCGGCTAGCTTCAAATCCCCCTGATACAGGGCGTCTACCAACTTGGTTGTCAGCTCCAGTTCCGCCCAGTCCGTTTCGGCCCATCCGGCTGACTGGGGGGAGGTGCTCCAGGTCTTCCAGAACCTCTTGGCCCCGCCGGTCTTGATTCCGAGCGCCTTGGGGAGTTCGCGGCCCTCTTGGGCCTCGTCGGCGAGGGCCTGGGCGAAGGGGTGAGCGTTCCGCCGTACAGCGTTGTCCTTGGGGCGGGGCCCTCTGGTCACAGCCTCACCTCAGGGAGGGGCTGGGCCCCGTGGTGCAGTTCGTTCCACTCCTCCAGGTCCCAAAGGGCCTCCTGTCGCCATGAGCGCTGCTGAGCCGCCCTGGTAGGAGGTGCCGGCAGGGCCTCGTACTCCTCGGCCTGGTCCTGGTGGTCCTGGTCCTGCTGCATGGGGGCATCACTCCTGTGGGCATGAAGAAGGCCCCTCCGGGGGAGGAGGGGCCTGAGTGGTGGTCTGGCCGACAGGAGTCGAACCTGTGGCCTCCCGCTCCCAAAGCGGGTGCTCTACCAACTGAGCTACAGCCAGAGGACTACAAGCCAGCGGGCTTACAACCCCGTTCGGCACGGCCGTTGGCCGTGGTTACTGATGGGCGGCTGCCTTGTAGTGGTGTGTCCAGCCGGATTCGAACCGGCATCTCCTCCCTGCACGGGAGGGGTCCTACCGTTAGACGATGGACACCGCTCACATTCTTGCCTTGGCCTAGGCAGCCTCTGAGCACTGGGGGAGCTACCCCCATGACTAAGCCGGTTTCTCCACGCTGTACCGGAAAGCGCGCACGGGAAGAGTTTTTGGAGGGAGTAAGACCGTGAATCACTCCCTGTGCCTCATCCCGGATTCGAACCAGGGACCTCCGCCTTATGAGGGCGACGCTCTGCCAAGCTGAGCAAATGAGGCGGGGCAGACCCTCAAGGGGGCCTGCTGGCTCCCTCCCCACAAGGGAGGGGCGTTCTAGGGCTGCCTGTCCTTCAGGGTCTTGCTCCTGTGGCAGGGCTGGCAGAGGGTCTGTGCGTTCTCCAAGGACCATTCACCGCCCTTGGCGATGGGGATGATGTGGTCGACCTCCAGGGCCTCTCTGGAGCCGCAGGCGACGCAGGCCCAGCCATCCCGGGCCAGGGCCCGGGGTTTGATCCTCCGTTGCCATACGGGGTGCTGGGTCCGGTCCTGGTTCCTGGCGCTTGTCCTGGCCCAGGGTTGTGCCGGCGGTGCGTGAAGGGCACAGCGGCCGAGGCGGAGTGTTCGGCGAGGACAGCCGGGGCGGTAACAGATTGAGGCAGCTCTAGGCACTGGCCCTCACCCCCTAGGTGGTTGGTGGTGGCCCCGGCGGGTACTGATCTGGCGCCGGGGCCACTGTCCCACCCTGGCTCTCTACCTGGATCTATGAAGATCTACAGGGAGTTCAACAGGAGGGAAGTCAATAGAAATTCTGTAAACAGTTAGTAACAGGTCTACTTCTATTAGATTAGGTCTCTAACTCTTAGTATCCAATAGGTATCTAAGGAGTTAGTTAATTTCTAACTGATCTCACTAAGTACGTTGGTGTCCCCTGGGGGTTGCTGGGACAGCCTGGGTGAAAGTGTGATGCAGGTCACGTTACGGACGGTGTTGCGTTGCTAGCCAGTTGCCTGGACATGTATCCTCGGCGCGTCCTGCCTGGGCGTTTGGTGACGGAGAGGCCCCAGTGAGAAGCCGCAGTGATCTTCCTGAAGACGACAATACATTGATCAAGCTTGTCGTAGCTGGCTATACCCATCAACAAATCGCAGATGCTTACGGAGTGTCGAGGCAGGCTGTTTCACAGCGACTGAAAGGGAAGGTTGTTAGTCGGCAGACCTTCCCCGTGATTGTCGACCTGTTGCCATGGGATCTTTCATCGGTGCCTTCAAGGCCTGCACTTTTGCGGCTACATATTTACAAAGGCCTTAGGGGGTACGTCTCATGGCTAGATGGCAGGTCTGTTTCGATGGAGGATTTCACCGCTCGTAAGACGTTGATAAATCGCCTCCTCAAGGGCGAGGTGGTTTCATTTCGCGAGGGTGAGAAGTTCGTTTACGAACCACGCTCAGATGCGGCCAATCTGGTAGTTGCGTGGCCCGACATCATGGGGGAGCCGGGCCCGCAAGTTCGCCGATTGCTTACATGGAATCCTGCCAAGGCCCAGGAAATGTGTGACCTCAATGGGGCGGCGAGGCTCAAGGGCTGAGGTGTCTTTCCTCGCTCTGAACGAACCAAGCAAGCAACGCGTGTAGATTCTTGATTCCCAGACTCTTATATAGCGGCTCCAAGAGCTGGTTTATCCTGGTGGGATGCACCCCCATGGCCTTCGCTACTTCGGCCCTGTTTTTGTCTTCAAGGTAGAGATGCATGATGCGTCGGCTGGTGTCCGAGCTGATGGTTTCCCCTCTTATGGGGCCCACTCCGCCACCTATCCATCGTTCTGAGCGCTTCCAAAGCGCTTCGAAATAGCCGGCCATCCATTCCGTAATCGACGGAATCTCTATGTGCCAGGCGGACCGGTCTTCCACATCTTTTGTGACGTCCATGATCAATGCTTGGTCGTCAATGATGAGGACTCGATGCACTTGCTCGTGCGTGGTTCTGATCTCGACGCCTTTTGGGGCCAACTGGTTGCCCCAGTCTGCCAAGTGTTTGTTTGACCTGTGCGCACGCGTGTAAATAACACGCCAGTCTTGAACTCTATCGGCCTGCTCAAGGTCAATAGGTAGACGCGCCTTCAGGTTCGATTCTTTTCTCGGTGTTCCGTCGTTATGGATTGCATAAACTCTTCTGGCGGACTCCATGGCGGAAGCAATGACGTTGTCTGCTTCACCCGAGTTTGCTAGAAAATGAATACCGGGAACTGCGGATTCGGCCTCTCTGACTCTAGCCAGGGCGGCATACACTGCCGGGATTTTCGCCGCCGACTCAGCGTCTGCCACAATCTTCTTTAGGCGGGCTTCGAGGACACGCTGTCCCACGTCCAATGGATCCAGCACGGCGTAAGGCATATGGTCAGGGCCCTCTATGGGCTGCCGCTTCAGCACACCCAGGCTGACAAGGTCGCTGATTCCCGGGTGATCTAGCGGCGGGTATGCCCCAGATTTGAGCAAGGCCATCGCCTCTAGTGCGTCGGCGGTGTCGACCATCTCAATGTCCTCTTCGCCCACTTCTGGCCCCCTATTTTTTGTGCGCGGACACATGTGACCCCTGCAAACGCTTGCCACTCCCTGTGCAGTGCCCCCAGGCTACCGAATGTGACCAAGTCCCTTCGGAGGGGCAGGGCATCGGAGGCGCAGAACTCCGGTGGCCTGCGGGTTCCCAACAGCCTTGGTCGGAGTCGAGTTGTCGGATCCTACGCAGGTAACACTCAGTGTATCTAGGGGCATATGCCCCGAAGGAGTTGCAGATGCATAGCAGGCTGGGTAGCAAATTGGTCGCCGTTATTGCGCTGGCGGTCCTGGGGACTGCTGGGGCGACGGGGGTGGCAAGCGCTGATGACGTGAGTTGGCAGAAGACCTCACATGCTGCTGTAGAGGCCCCACAGCCCCCTGTTGAGCCTGTGCCAGCCAGCACCCCGGGTGATGTGAGCTGGGGATAGCTTGATTGCAAGACCATGCAGGAGGGTCCTCCGTGCTCTGGGGAGCGCGCGGAGGACCTATTACGCACACGTAGGGCCGAGAATTCTGCCCTGTCGCTCTGGGGGGCGAATTAGTGAGCACGGGTACGGCGGGCAGGCATGTTCTGTCTGGAGTTTCCATAAGTCAGGTACGCGAAATCTACCGGTCTGAGTCAATGTTGATCTGTCGTGGGCAGACAGAAAACGGCCCAGTGTGGTACATGGCCGAATGTGATCTGATCCAGGCCTCGGACGTAGCAGCAGTCAGGGAAATGGAGCGAGATCTGCCAGGTAGCTGGAGGGACTTTGTGGTGGAGACGGATCATTATGATCGGCCCCACCCGAAACTCTTCTGTTCGACGCATTACGCGGTTCACGTGATTCATGTAGGAAAGGCCTTATGAGCACCCGGTTTGAAAAAGTAGCCACCATGACTCGTTCAGTGAGTCAGGTAGAACAATATGAGAAGTGCCCGGAACAGTACCGCTTGCGACGGGTCGAAAAGGTGAGCCCCAGGCCTGCGGCGTGGTCCCACCAAGGAACCGCCTTTCACGAGGCCTGCGAGGTATACGAGGGCAGCGGTCGGGCTATGGGCAGTGCGGAGGTTGAGGAGGTCTACAGCGAGCGCTACAGCGCTCTTGCGAACGCTTCGCTCGACCAGGAGCCTGATACGGACAAGTGGATGACTGCCGGCCCCTCGGGGGCCGACGACATCGCCCAGCGGTACACGCTGGGGATGAGGCAGACTGCGGCCTATGTGGCATGGGCGGAGAAGAATCAGCCACAGCTCTGGAAGTCTCAGGGGGGCAGACTAGGTATTGAGCTGCACTTGACTGCGGAGATCTCCGGCATCAAGGTGCAGGGCTACGTTGATCAGGTTCCCACGGAGCCTGATGGTTCACTCAGAATCCGAGACCTCAAGACTGGATCCACAAAATCCAAATTCCAGTTGAAAACGTATGGGATCCTTGCTAGGAAGGTGTTGGGGGCGGTGGTTAACTCCGCTGATTGGTACCTGGCAAAAACGGGCGGCCTTTCCCGTACGGTCGATCTCACCAAAGTCACGGAAGAGGAAGTAGGAGAGTCGTTCAAGGCTCTTGACGAGGGCGTGAAGGCTGGTAACTTCCCGGCCAAGCCCGGGTTTCTCTGTCGATTCTGCGACGTCTCACATGCTTGCAGCTTCAAGAGGTAACCATTTTTTTTGTCCTGGTGGTTGCCAAAACATTAAATGGTTGAGACCGTAAAGGAACTGCATGTACTCACTAACGCAGTCAGTCAGGATCCGGGGGTCTGCGGGGGAGCCGATCCCGAACCCGTTCAAGAGTTTGTCCCGTATGGAGTACGAATTCCGGCGAGGGGAGTTCTCCCTAGCAGTTGCCGGCCCTGGGACGGGAAAGAGCATCGTTGCTCTGAATTTGGCGACCTACGGAAACATTCCCTGCCTGTACTTCAGTGCGGATTCCACGGCTGCCACTCAGGTTGCCAGAGCCGCCGCAATGATTACGGGCGACGACTCCAAAAAGGTCAAGGCAGCCCTTTTGGCCGGAGAGTTTGAGCACTACAGAAAAGCCCTTGGCGAACGTTGGTGGCTGCGGTTCAATTTCTCCGCCAGGCCAACGCCGAGTGAAATGGAAAAGGATCTCCTAGCGTTCCTGGAGACCTTTGGATGTCTGCCTCAACTCATCTGCGTTGACAACATCACCAACGTTGATACGGGGCCGATGTCGGATGCTGAGAGCTTCTCGTTCGGGCTGGAGAACCTGAGTGAGTATCTCTCGGAGATGGCCCGAGAGACAGACGCTCACGTCCTTGGTACCCATCACACGACGGGCGAATGGTCAGATGGGCTCACCCCCATTCCGCTCTCCGGCATCAAGGGTAAGAACGCCCGCGTTCCCGCCGGGGCGCTGACCATCCACAAAGAGATCGACGATATGGGCGGACGCATACTCAATTTCAGTCCGGTGAAAAACCGAGAGGGCTTTGAAGACAGTAGTGGTAAGACCTTTGCCAGCTACCGTTTGAATCGCTCCAGCCTCCGCTTGGAGGAGCTGGAGGAAGAGTTTCCAGTAGCTTTCGCTTCTTAATCCTGTGGGGGGATTGCAATGCTCGGTACTGAGGAAAAGATCAAGGGCGGTTTCACGGCCACTCGGGAGTTCACTTCTTCCCTTGGGGAGATGTTCCCGAAGCTGGACACATCCGGGGTGCCGGCGGACGCCGTGGCCCTGGTGGTGACTGTGTTGGATCCAAAGTGGTTCAGCCTGAACGCGTTGTTCACGGTTCTGATGAAGGCCGCCAAGGGCGGTGTGGGTACCGCAGTGATCCACATCAAGACTCAGGATCTGGTTGAAGTACTGCCAATCCTGACGCTGTTGATGGTTGTCGAGCAAGAGGCCCACCTGAAGCGCGAGTTGCGGCTAGAGGCTTCTATCCGCGCGGCGGCCTGATGGCCGTACGCAAGGGCTACAGGCCTTGTGCGAAGTGCACCAAGAGCAGAGCTGAGAAGTTCTTCTCAAGCCCCCGGGGGCGGGTCTGCGCCACCTGTCGGACGTCCTCCAGGAGGACGGCAAGCCGGGACAGCCGGATCGAGCGGACCTACGGCCTGAGCGCCGAGGACTACAAGCAGCTCCTGGACCACCAGGAGGGCCGCTGTGCCATCTGCCGGGAGACCCGGCGTACGCATCTGGCGGTGGATCACTGCCATCGGACGGAGGCGGTTCGAGGGTTGCTCTGTGCCCGCTGTAACTCCCAGCTCCTGGCGCGCGGAGCGCGGGACAGGCCTGAAGTCCTCCGCAGAGCAGCCGACTACCTAGAGGCCTATCCCGCGTGGGAGGCCTTGGGGCCTCGGTACACGCCCGGCCATGGGCCGGATGAGTAAGCCCCCCATAGCGGCAGTCCTACGGCACTACTACGGGCTTCGGGTCGAGGAGAGGGCCGGTCACCAAAAGGTCTCCTGCCCTCTCCATGACGACTCTTCGCCTAGTGCCTCGGTCAACACCGTTGCCTGCCGGTGGAGTTGCTTTGTCTGTCGACTGTCTGAGGACTCCTATGCAGTGATTATGAGAGAGGAGTCATGTGGGTTCACTGACGCCCAAGAATTTGCACGTAGCCGGCGCTGGGGACGCGGCGAGGACGTATCACCAGATGATGCCGGGAAGCCCGGCGGAGGAGTACGTGGGGGCTCGGGGCCTAGGTCCCGTAGCCGAGTCGGTCGGACTGGGCTACGTCCATTCGGCGCTTCCTGGTCATGACCGCTACCGCGGTTTCCTTTCAATTCCTTACCTCCGCCCCGCCGGCGGGGCGGAGGGCGTTGCCTCTGTCCGATTCCGATGTGTTGCAGACCAGTGTGTGAAGGGCGCCGATGGAGAGTATCTGTTCTTGAGCGATCAGAAGGAGATTCACCAGGGCCATGGTAAGTATTTGAGCCTGCCCGGTGATCCGCCCCGGGTGCACAACACACGTGCCCTGATCGCTGACAGTGCATTCATGGTTGTGGTCGAAGGCGAATTCGACGCTTTGGCATGGACTGTGGTCGGCGTGCCGGCGGTTGGCATCCCCGGAACGGGCTCCTGGCGGGACTACTGGCATCCGCCGTTCTTCGGATACGAGGTGGTCTACCTGATAGCTGAGGGAGACCAGGCCGGCCAGGACTGCATGGAAGCTCTGGCCGCTGAAATGAGTAATGCGAAAGTGATTCGTCTTCCTGATGGTTTTGACAGCAATCGAGTGCTGATAGAGCACGGGCCGCAGGCCTTGACGGAGAGGCTGGGCATTTGAAGTTCACGGAGGGTGATCAGGTTTGGATCAGCCAAGGCGGAATGCTTCGGAGAGGGCGCGTAAAGTCGGTGAATGAGGCCCCCACAGTGCCGTATCCCTATGAGGTGGCCTGGGAGGCTGACGCAGGGAAGATTACTCACGCTTCGCATGTAAACGCAGACGAGATCAGCCCTGCCGATTCTGATCCTGTGAATTCCCCAAGTCACTACACGTGGCTACCTCAGGGGCTTGAGGTCATTGACTTGACCGAGGGACTCAGTTTCTGTCTCGGGAATGTCGTCAAGTACACGCTTCGCGCCGGCCGCAAGAGCGCGAGCACGGAGCTGGAAGACCTAGAAAAGGCCCGATGGTACGTCGACCGAGAAATCGATCGGCTGAAGAAAGAGAAGGCAAGTGGCTGAGATCGAGTTCAAGGCATGGCCCAAGACTGCCCGACTCATTCGAGAGATCGTTGTTACCGAAAAGATCGACGGTACCAATGCAGCTATCCATGTGGCCCAAGACGACCGAGGCGCCTACGTAGTCGCTGCTCAGTCGCGGAAGCGATTGATTACGCCTGAAAGCGACAATTACGGTTTCGCCAAGTGGGTTCACGAGAATTCCAATTTCCTGGCAAGCCTGCTTGGACCTGGCACTCATTACGGCGAGTGGTGGGGCAAGGGAATTCAGAGGGGCTATGGGGTACCCTACCGGACCTTCAGCCTATTTAATACTTCCCGTTGGGGTGATCTGATGCGCCGGAAGGCGGGGGATTCATACATCGAAGTAGTGCCGGTCATGTACCGGGGTCCCTTCAGTGAGGCAGAAATCGTTCGGGCTTTGGGAAACCTCCACCAGATCGGTTCCATTGCCTCGCCCTTCTTTTCGAAGCCTGAGGGTGTCTGTGTTTACCACACGCAGGCAGACGCGATATTCAAGGTGACGCTTGAGAGCGTCATGGGGAAGTGGGCCGCATGAACACACACGCTGATTCAGAGGCCATTGCCATGCTTCAGGAAGTCGTTGAACATGATCCCGAGCGTGTCTACCAGGCGCCGGCGCATCAGGAGAATGGCGACGCGTGTTACTACGTACACACCAATGTGAGTGGGGGCCTGGTAGGGCCCGGTTGTTTGTTTGGGCACGTGGCGTACCGGCTGGGGGTGCCCCTCGAAGAGCTTGCCATGCATGAGGGCAATGCCGCACAACAGGTTTTTTCGAAGCTGTTCCCGTCCCTTTCCTCGCCTACCCTGCGCACTTTTGACTGCATTCAGGAATACCAGGACAGTGGCTATTCCTGGGAAGGTGCGTATGAGGCAGCCATGGGGAAGCGCGTTTGAAGAAAATTGTTGTCATACCGGATGTGCAGATTCCATACCATGCATCCAAGCTACTGAAAAACCTGATCACCTTCATCGGTGATTACGATCTCGATGAGCTGTACCAAATTGGCGATCTCTGCGATTATCCCACTCCGTCACGGTGGAGCACGGGCACACGCCTTGAGTACGAGCAGCATGTAAGGAGGGATTCCGAGACCACTAAGCGTGTGTTTCTGGAGCCCATCAGAGCACGATGGAGCGGGCCGTTTGGAATCCTAGAGGGAAACCACGACCTACGGCCGAGAACGTATCTATCGGCGCAGGCCCCGGCGTTGGCCGAATATGCGGACGCCTTCCATTTTTCCAAACTCCTTGATTTTGATGGTTTCGGCGTTGACCTCATTCCGCCATTTTTCAAGGTGGGGCCGGATACAGCCCTGATGCACGGACATGAAATCAAGGGCCTTTCTCAGGAAGCCGGTAAGACTGCCCTTCGGCACGCACTCAAGGCAGATACAAATGTGGTCATGGGGCATACCCATCGGCTTGGTGTGCAGCGGGTAGGTACAGGGCACCAGGGTGGCCGGCGAGGCATCCGATGGGGGCTCGAAGTGGGTCATTTGATGGCACCTTCCAAAGCGAATTACCTTGGCCCTGGTGGTGTAGCTAATTGGCAGTCGGGATTCGCGATCCTCTATGTGACTGACAAGCAGGTGGCGCCGGTTGCTGTAGACGTCGCCCGAGACGGCTCATTCATCGTCGAAGGGGAGTTGTACGGGGGTCCGAGCAGGGGGCCTGATGGAAAGTTCGTAAGGGGCGTGACTTTTTGACAGAGATCGACTGGGCCTCTATGGCTGATACAGCGGACAAGGTGGCACGGTCCATTGCCGCCAGTTGGCCCATCGTTGAAAAGGACGATGTCAAGCAAGAGATTTTGATGGCCTGCTATGAGCAGCGCACGGCGCTTGAGCCGCATGCAGAGAATCAAGGCTTCCTGTGGGGCTTCTGCAAGATGATCGGACAGCAATACGCCTCCCGGGAAAGAGACGCCCGGGACGTCAATGACGAGCAGTATTACTACACCCCCACTGAGGCCCGATTGGCCCTTGCCTCCTTTATCTACTCTGACGAAGAGATAGGCCAGATGATGGGGCGTAGGGATGACCTTCTCGGCTGCCGTATCACTGACAATCTCGTGTCTGCCCGACTGGATGCAGACAAGGCCCTGGACCGGCTCCCTAAGGATCAGAGGGAAAGGGCAATGAGGCGGTACGTATTTGGCATCCCCTGTGAAGGCGACACAGAGCGCAAGGCTGCCAACCGGGCCGTAGACATGTTGGCCCGGCAGATGAACCGAGACCTGAGGAGCCACCGAGTTTGACCACACCCTTTGGCGGACCGTCCCCCTGGGGCGAGTCCAACACCCCTAAGAAAGAAGAGAACTTGACCGAGATTTCTGAGAATGTTGCTAACCCTTTTGAGGCGTCGAACACCATCAAGTTTGGTGCCGGATTTGATGCCCCTTGGCTGGTCCTTCGGTCCTCTGGCATGACCCCGGATGAGGCGGCGAAGAACAACGCAGCCGTGCTGAAGGCCTTCATTGACAACGGAGTTCCGGAGCTGCTGAGCCAGGCCTCAACCAAGGCTCAGAGCGTCTACGGCCCCGCCCCCTCGGGAAATGGCCCCAAGGAGTTCAAGGGCGGGCGAGTCGTCGCCAAGGAGAGTGCTGGCGATGACGACTGCACTCACGGCCGGAAGCTGGTGGAGAAGGGCACTTGGGCGGCCATGTTCTGCCAGGCCGAACCCAAGTCGTCCCAGTGTGACCCCCTTTGGCGCCAGAAGGACGGCACCTACAAGGCCAAGTAGTACCGCGTAACCGGAGGGGGCTGGGCTCGGCTCGGCCCCCTCTTACAACCGAATACACAACTGCATAGGCGGGTTTAACGATCCCCAAAGTTCTTGACCTCTACTGCTGCCAGGGAGGCGCAGGAGCGGGCTACTACAGCACGGGGTTTGAACTGGTGGGCGTAGATATCAGCCTCCAGCCCCGCTATCCCTATGAGTTCATACAGGCCGAGGCTATTCAGTTCCTCCTCACCTACGGCCACCGATTCGATTTCATACATGCGTCCCCGCCGTGCCAGCTCTACAGCAAGACGCAGCGAATACGGCAGAACGATCACCCAGACTTGTTGGCCCCAACTCGGGATGCGCTCAACGCTGTTGGGATCCCCTGGGTGATTGAGAACGTCATGGGCGCAGCACCAGAAATGCGGGATCCAGTCCTCTTCTGCGGTGCGTCCTTCGGCCTCCACACTTATCGGCATCGCCTTTTTGAGGCTGGTGGATGGGACCTGAGGCCTCCCGAGCACCCCGAACACATCAGGCGCCAAACCAAGATGGGGCGCCGCCGACAGCCTGAGGAAATGGGTGTATACGTCGGGAACTTCATCGGCGTAGAGGACGCCAAGTCTGACCTGAAAGTCCCTTGGATGTCCCGTGAGGGAATCCGTGAGTGCATCCCTCCTGTGTACACGGAGCACATAGGCAGGGCGTTCCTGAACCACCTAAAGGAGTCGACGTGAAGTCATTGACTGATCTCTGGACCGGAATGGTCCTCGGGTTCGGAGCTGGATTCGGTCTTGTTCTGTTCTGCGTGAGCTTCTCGTTCGTCCGCGACTTCATCAGCTAGCCCCTGAGGGAGGGCAATGCGAGAGATTCTGTACCGGCTGCGAGGGCAGCCCATCCAGATCAATGTTGTTGAGTCACCTGAGGATCTGAAGGCCTTTGAGGCCTTCTGGCGACGCCATCCGGCTTTGGGCTGGGACACAGAGACAACAGGCTTGGACTGGTGGCATGCCAAGTCAGGGGGGTTCCGCCTCCGCCTGGCGCAGTTCGGTACAGGGGCCGAGTCCTGGGTGGTCCCCGTGGAGGCGGGCCCCCAGTACGGGGCCGCTGTGGTCCAGGCCCTCCGAGGTGTTGAGGCCTTGGTGGCTCAGAACGCCTCGTACGACCTCCACGTAGTGGAGGAGTGCCTAGGCATCCCCATGGAGGAGCTGGCACCCAAGGTCTGGGATACCAAGCTGCTGGCCCACCTGGTGGATCCGAGGGCCACCCGAGAGGGCGGCCCAGGTCTGAGCCTGGAAGACCTCGTTCGGCACTACATCGACCCGGTGGCGGCTGACGAAGTCAAAGGCTCCGCAAGGGAGTTGGCGAAGAAGTACAAGACCACCAAGGCGGTCATGTGGAAGGTGGTGGAACTCCAGGATCCCGATTTCTTGCTGTACGCAGGGATGGACCCCGTGTTTGCCTATCGGCTATTCAAGATCCTCTATCCCCTGGTGCCGGCGAGGTCTAAGGCCTCCGGCCTCATTGGCTGGGAGCACCGACTAGCCCATGCCTGTGCCCAGATGGAGCGGACTGGCTATCTCCTCGATGTCGAGTACGCGGAGCGCTGCTGTGCAGAGCTGACAGCGAAGCAGGAGGAGGCGGCCTATACAGCTCTCTCCTATGGAGTCAGCAAGGTAGGCAGCACAGATCAGCTAGTTGAGGCGTTCACTCGGCTCGGGCATGGATCCAGGCTGGGTAAGAAGACGCCAAAGGGAAATACTTCTGTTGACGATGCTGTGTTGCAGTCTATTGACCACCCACTGGCGCAAGCGGTAATCGACGCCAAGCGTGCCGGGAAGTTCCGCAAGACCTGGTTTCAAAATGCCCTGGCTGGCAGGGATTCCTCAGACAGGGTGCACGCATCATTGAATTCCTTGGCTGCCAGGACAGCGAGGATGACAATTACTGGCAGTGTGCCAGCCCAGACATTCCCCGCTGGTTCTGGATACGTTCGGCATATGTTCCTGGCTGAAGAGGGGCACGTCAGTTGCAGTATCGACTACAAGACCATGGAGCTTCGCTTTCTGGCAGCTCTCTGCCGAGATCCCACTATGTTGCAGGCTTTCAGGGAGGGGCTTGACCTCCACCAGATAACCGCTGATGCTGCGGGAGTTCCTCGCAAGTTTGGGAAACGCGCGAATTTTCTGACTGTATTCGGTGGTGGTTGGAGGGCCCTCATGGGAGATGGAATTGATGAGGCAACCGCAAAGAGAATCATCGGAGCATTCGGAGATACTTACCCTGGCGTAGGTAAGTACTCGAAGGGTCTGAGTGAAGAAGCCCGGAAGAGTGGTTATATCTACACAGCCACAGGCCGGAGGCTCCCAGTAGACCGGGGCCGCGAATACAGCGCCCAGAACTATGCGGTTCAGAGCGGCAGTCGTGATGTGACTGCCCGAGCAATCCTGAATCTCTCGGAGGCCGGATTCACGGATCTGATGCGACTCCCAATCCATGATGAACTGATCTTCAGTTTCCCGGAGAAAGAGGCAAAGGATCTGGCGAGGGAAGCAGCGAAGATCATGGAGTTCACATTCAGGGGTGTCCTTATTCCCACTGACGTCGAGATAGGCGGGCGTTCCTGGGGGAGCGTCCTGGAGCTGGAGGCGAGCAAGCATTGAGCGAGATCAAGTACCAAGACATTCCGGAGTTTCTGGAGAAGCTCACCGCCCTGAGCCTGGAGTATGGGCTCATCATCGAGCCAGCCATTTGGGAGCCAGACGATGAGTGGGCGACCGTTGAAGTAAGTCACATTGATGATTCCAGTCAGGGGGCCACAGACCTGGAGTGGCGGGCTGGGGACAACATGCGATACGAGGTCTGGAATGGATGA